AGACCACCCGCTTGGGATGGAACGACATCGCCGGGAGTTCGGTGAGCACAGTGGAGTTGCGGTCCACAGTGGCTTTCACGATCTCCAGTTCGATAGTGCGTGCGAGTTCGTGACGACGGGCCTCAATGCCACGAGCAATTAGGTCATCTGTGGTCGGTTCGGACTTGCCTTCACGAGAACCACCCAAAGTGAAGGTGTGGAGCGCACGCATAATCAAACGCTCGTCCAAAACATCATACCGGTTCTTGTCGAGGACGTGATCGACATTCGGCGTGATGATCTCCACGCTCAGCCGGTGGTCACCGACCAGGATTGGCATCCTGGCAACGACACGGGCCTGCTCGCGCAGTTGCTCAACCTCGCCCGCGCGGGCAGGGAACTTATCGCTGCCTCGCTTGAGCACGATGATGAAGTTGGTGGCTCCGATAAGAGCAGCACGGTCGCTGGCCCGAAGGTGAGCCTTCATATCCAGGATCGGCAACACACTCTTTAAGCGCACGGCGGCGAACCGTTCGTATTGCGCTCGTGACAGTGTGTGACGAAAGACGGCATCCTTGCGGAAGAGCCAGCAGTAGACCTGGTTAGTAGGCCCTCGGTGCGCCTCGGTCAGGTTTGACATCTCCTGCGGCGTCGGCTGATACATGCCTTCGAACAGCCGCAAGACCAACGGGTCCTCGACTTTTCCCTGGAAGATGTCCAGGAAGTTGTCATGTTCTTGCTTCGAAGCAATGTATGCAAAGCGTTCTTTCCCGAACATCAACTGTCCGACAGGAAGAACTTTCGTAGGGTCCAGAATCGAGAGTGCAGCAGGAACCTCTAGCGCAAACTGCTTACGACGAGCACGCTTCCTCGGTCCTGGGTTAGGCACGCCGGTTGAATGCAAATCTTCGGCTCCCGGCACGTTGACGCCAGGAGTGGTGATGGCATTGGTGTCATCCATATCCACGGTGGGCGTGGCCTTGGTGCGAACCTTGTAGATCTTCTGCTGCCAGTCGATGGCGCAGTAGAACTGCGAGCATTTGAAGATCTCACGCCACATCTCACGCAGACGGCTGTCCAAATCCAGGTCGGCAGCGATCTGGTTCCAGACATCCTCCTGATCCTCGTCAATGGACTCAAAGGACATCTTCTGGAAGGCCAGACCCTCGGTGGCGTCACAGCATGCAGCCAGGATTTCGTCGTACTCGACGGCATCCGAGCACTGAAGCATCTGGTCGTAGGTGTTAGTGGTGAGCGTGTAGCGATTCCGGAAGAACAGTGATCCGGCTGCAATGCTGGGACTGCCCATGTTGCGAGACCATTGATCAAGGGCAGCGGCTACGTCGGTAGACCGGAACGCCTGCTGGGCTACCTCTTCAGGCACTCCGGCTTCATTGACGTACGTGATCGTCCCAGGGGTGGCATTCTCTACTCCACCGGTATCAGTGGAGATATCCATGACGCCCTGGTCGCTGGCAACGTCATTTCCGAAAAACCGCTGGATTTCTCCACTCACGTCTGACCCCTCAGCATGTCAACGTCCATCTGACGCACTGCAATCAGACGACTAGCGATTTGAAACTGAGACTTCAGTTCGGCCAACACCTTGTCGGCCTCCTCGCGCATCGGCTTCCATTCGCGTCGTAGCACCTCGATGCGCTGGCACTGGACGATGATTTCCACCAGGCGTGCCCCGTGTGCGCTCACGGCGCTCATCACCATGTCTGGCTCGGCCCGATGGAAAGCCTTCATGTCTGCCAGCACGTCATCAATTTCTGAACGAACTGACAAAATCGACCCCAGACCCGGTACAACATTGGTCTGGTTGGTAGTGGTGGCTTGAACCTGCGCTACCAGGGCAGGAGGTCCGCTTAGCCCACCGTTAGGGCTGCTTGACTCAAGTTTCATCGTCGCCATGGTTCTCACACCTTCGGTCGGGTCCAGTTCCAGATAGACCGAACCTAGGTATGGACAGGCGTTAGAACGTGGAGGCGCGCGGGTTAGAAGCCGATTGCGTCGCCGTAGCCACCGTCATCTTCGAGCCAGGTCAACATGATCGAGTCGAACTCTTCTTTTTTGTCGAGCATCTCCTCGATAGGAGCCTGAACGTAGGCCAGAGCAGCCATACGGGCAGCATCCAGGGCGTGGAACTTGCCCTTGTTGAACTCCTTTTTGCCGTACGGATTGGTGGTGCTCTTGGCGGTGAAGTACGCCTGACCCTGAAACTCTTTCAACATGTCGATGTCCCACGGCAGCCGTAGCCGTCCCTGGTCGACAAGCAGTCGTAGTTGGTCGCTGCTGTACTCCAGGACGTTGGCCATGACAGCCCGATCAATAGGCTCAACCCACTGGTCGTCGTCTTCTAGGGCTTCGAAGGAGACCGGGATCTTCTCGGAGAAGTTGTAGCCCTTGATGCAGGAGTACAACTCGTGGCTCGCTAGGTCGCGGTCCAACGCGTACTGGTAGATCGGCAGACCCAGACCGGTGCGGTCCATGCCGAACCCAGCAGGCTTGTAGAAGGCGCAGATAGCCTCCATGACCTTGATTTGGTCAGGGGCAGAGATGCGCTCAAGGTGGAAACGGGCGATGCACTTGAGCCGCACCGTGGCCGCTTCCTTGCCTTTGGCATTGACGTGTTCCTCGGCCCAGACCAGGATTTCAGTCGGGTGATTGGTCATACCAACGTCCATGCCGCACCAGAACTTCTTGTACCTCTTGTGGCTACCAGGAATCTCCAGGTGGTCAACGATGTCTAGCCCGCTATCGCGCAGGAACTCATCGTTCAGCCGTAGGTGGTAGTACTCGTTCTGGTTGAAGTCACTGTCTGGGTTGCTGTCTACACACGCCATGAGGCGATGGAGGACGAACAGCGCAGACATGGAGTCTCCGTGGAGGCCCAGAATGTTGCGGCGGTAGTCCGGGTGATCTCGGGAGCCGTAGAACTCGGCTTTGGCGACTCGTTCTTCAGGTGTCCAGTCAGGACGGTGCATAGCCGTGTAACGGTGCGTCTGCCAGTCGTCAGAAGCGCACAGTTTGTAGTAGTGGTCCCGTACACCACGCGAAACACCATGAGCACGCCACCGAGAAGTCTCATCGCCATAGCGCAGAGTTTCTGTGAGTTCGACCCACCCAGGACCGGGATAGTCCTGCGCCTCATCCATTTCGAGCATGCGAGGGTGCATACCTTTTACACCCTTGCCGTCCTTCTGTGGGATACGACCAACGATCTTGGCGTTGTTTTTGAACTTGGCCTCGAACGGTCTGTGCGTGATCCCGTTGGACTGGTTCTGAGAACGCAACATCTCGCGGCTCAGACGAGTACCCATGAGTCGGTCCTCGATGACCTTGGTAACCGGATCAAGGTGGATCATCTCAGGTGCAGTAATGAGCATGTCCTGTCCTGGGTTGCAGAACGGGAACGCATAGGCACGCATCTGAATGCCGACAGACTTGCCGATGGCACGGCCACACTGGTCGATCTGTTTTTTCGCATCCGAGCGGTACCACGGGTACTGGTAGGACCAGCACCGAAAAAGTTGATCTTTCTTGCCAGCCTTGTTCTTGGCGTCTGGGTCCTTCCAGAGGAACTCTGCGATGTCGATGCCAGACGGGTCAAGCAGAAGAGCAATGAGCATCTTCTCTTCGTCTGTGAGCGCCTCTAGAACTGCCATATGTTCAGGATCGGTCTTTGACGAAGGGAGATTTCTTGTTGGTGTCCAGGTAGTCCCGGTACAACTTGGTGGCGATGCCGGGACGATCAGTAATCAACTGAACGAAAGCGGCCTGAGCAGCCATCATTCGGTACTCCAGGAAGTACGAGGCTGGCTTCTTCACAGCCTCAGCAATCCGGCGCAGGATCTCCATGTCTGGGTGGTAGCGCAGCGGGTCCTCGTTAGCCAGGAACATGCGCTGATATGTGCGCCGATTCATGTGAATTTTGGTAACGAAGGCCCGCTCAGAGATCCGAATGAGCGGTGGAAGTGACAGTTGCAGCGGCTCATCGGTGTACTCACCGTGGATCAGAGCCTCCAGGTTCACGTCTTCTTCACGTGGCATCGGGCGCTGACCGATGCGTCCTGGCGTGGCATAAGCCTGCTTGATGAGGTCCGAAAGAAGACCTTCTAGGGCCTCAGGCTTGTGAGTGAAGGCGGCAACCCAAGCGCGTTCACACGACTTGGAGGGTGGTCCAGCCAACGTCTTCAGACTGGGATACTTCTCTTGGAGTTCTTCGATGTCGTAAGTCGGTGCTTTGGCAGTCCTAGTTCCCATCGCAGTCCTCACAGGTCGGCCACCCAGATCGCCTGGTTGGCTCGGAAGTCGTCATTTAGTTGCTCCCACTCAGGCATTACCCGAGTGCGTGCCCATTCCATAATCGACTCCGGAGAAAGGTCGAGTTCCCGTCGCTCTTGAGCATCACAGCGGTCGAAGGTCTCGATCATGCTGATCAGTTCCCAGAGGTAGGTCACTGCTTTCTCGTACTGCTGGTTGCGATGGATACCGAACTCGTTTGCCCGCTTGAGCAGCGTGGCTACGTAGTCCCCGACGCTTTCGCCCTTATCCTTTTCGCGCTGTGCCCGGTCAATTCCAAGACTCGCCTTTACCAGGCGGATCTCAACCGAATACTCCTTGATCGCATTCTTGAGTTCGGTCTCGTTCACACGGCCAGCGAGGTAGTCGAAGCCCTGAGTGAGCCACGTCGTCCAGCGATAGACCATGATCTCCAAGGTGAGGAGACGACCTAAGTCTTCCAGATCAGATACGTTCGTGAAGCGGTTATGCTCCAAATACATATCGCGCTGACGCTCGTACCAGATGCCTTCTTGTTCCGTTTGCAAATGGAACGGAGAACCCGTGGGTGATTCCACGGTGTACAACTGAAGCCCGTAGGGGTTCTCGATCTCAACTGCCTCTGCCATAGATGGCAGTAAAGCACTCTCCGTGACGGAAGTGGCTCATTGAGTGAGCCGAGAATCCAAATAGTTCGATTCGACTAGAACCCAACCCGAACATCGAGCATATCGAGCATCTCCCGATTCATGGCGTGCTTAACCCGAACATCTGTACAGATAGCCATCGTTAGCCCTGCTCGCTCCGCATTCTCAGCCCAGCCGAGATCTTCGCCTAAAGCATGTGGTGCGTAGTCGACCTGCTCATACATAGCGGGGTCCATAAGCACGGTGCCAAAGACGGCACGCATCTGGGAAGTATGTTCAGGCAATCTGCGCTCACCATTGGCACCAAAGCAGTTAGGAAACTGTTCTCCTGCGGTCGTCATAAATGTCAATGGTGCGATTGCGTTCCACCCGTTCAAGTTCTCGAACAAGATGCGAAGCGTATGCGGTGGAAGAAGCATGTCGGTGTCGCATGACAGATAGAAGTCCGGCTTCTGGCTCCGCACATAAGCAAGTAGGTCGTTCCGCAAACGGGTCATCGTCACATACCGGTTGAGCGTCCACATCCGATGCCCCACATGGTCGGTGTGTGGGTCCTCCAGGACTGTGACTTTATAGAAACGGTCGAGCATCTGTTCGTAAGAGATCTGCTGGCGTGTCGCATCGCCGCCAGGTGCGTAGTTCAGCACCACCTCGATCCGTCCAGGATCGAAGTCCTCCTGGTGAGCCAGGGCGTCGAACCACTCTCGAAGTATCCAGTCACGCTCATAAACCGGCGCACCAACGATGATCACTTCGGCAGCACGAACTGCAAAGCACGCAACATGTTTTGAGACTGCTCTAGTGAAGCAACTAGCCGTCCCGTGAGACCTAGCAACTCCTTTAGGTCTCTGTTGACCTCTGTAATGTCGACTCCTAAGCCACCCACGGCATACATGTAGCCGCTCTTTACTAGAGGGAACTTGAAGACCATATACAGACGTTCAACGCCATCAGCAGTGATACCTGTCTCCTGGTAAACGACAGACTTCTGTGTCTCCCAGATCACCGTGTCGTTTACCTCGTAAGTGTCGGCACGATCAGGCCACAGTTCGGCATCTGATTTACCGAGTATCTCGCCTTGAGTAAGACCAACAGTCCTGGTGAATGCGCCGTTCACCATGAGGTAGTAGCCCTGAGCATCTCGCACGAAGATGATTGCGTTGATATCACGGAGATAGTCGTCCATGAGCCGTCGCTGAAGATCTTCACCCATGGCCAACCCCGTCTAGAGCCATGCTGTGATATCGACCTCGACACCTTCAGGATGTTCAACTGTGACAAATCGCTTCCGTGCCTGGATATCAGAGACGATCTTGTCGTCTGTCAGCACGTTAACGTT